TTTGGTGGAGGCGAGCCGTACCATGATAAAGTCACAATATCGATCCGCGGTTATAGGCATGCTCGCTTGTTTCAATCCACGCCCCTGCGTAAGGGGCGACCACCCTCGTTGCATAAATAATTTATAGTTTCAATCCACGCCCCACCCATTAGAGGCGACCACCCACTGATTGTAGTGTACTATAAAGACCAAAAGATGTCTATAATTAATATCGCATACAACGGTAATTCTTACTTACTCCAGACGTGGGATTTTCAATTTCTGTCCCACCGAGATGGCATTCGAGGTCAGTCTATTCAGCTCACGGATCTCTAGATGCCGTGTCCCGTTACCAAGTTGTGCCGCCGCTATCGACCACAGCGTGTCGCCGGGCTGGACTACATATTCCCGATATTGTAATCTCTCCATCAATTGTGCCCAAGGAAACAACTTGCCCGGACACAGTGTCGCCATAACGTCACTATGACGTATCACAGTAATATCTCGTCCACGTCGCTGCCGTATGTCCCCGATGAGCCACGCCAGAGCGTCCATCTGAGCCGTTGCCGGTACCCGTTTTTCAAAGTTACCCGTTAAGCCTATTCCGATGCTATCAGCATTCGCCTTCCCAGCGTGAGCTCCACGCAGCTCTTCAGGTCTACCACGTTCGATTGAGCCATTAGTCCGGACGATATAGTGATAACCGATTCCGCTAAAACCACGGTTTAAATGCATACGATGAATTTCTGCTGCGCTATGATCTGCCCCGGCTGTATGATGAACGACTATTCTACTAGTAATACGTCTTCTTGCGATAGGTTTCGTGATCAAGTTTGTATCTATAATCTGCATAACTTTTCACCACCTCTCTCTCAATGCTTCGCATCGACATACGACTGCCCAAGGATATACACCACTATCGGTGTGATTACCGCCATGATTTCGCCTGTATCCAGCTCCCAGCCGAGCGCATGACTTGCGATTGGTATTAACACTGCGATCACAGCTAACCACCACCGTTTCGATCTCCAAAAAGGTTTGTTTACATCGTATTCGTTTATTTCCATCTCTTTCACCTCCCTGCTGATATATTGATAATCAGCAACGCCAAACTCGCTATGATTCCCCCCATTAACCCTACTAACCACAGATAGAGCCTATCGAGCTTCGACTCAATACGCTCCAACCGCCCGTTCTGTTTGTCTACATACTCCTCAATTTGCGATATTCTTTCCTCATGTTTTGCTGTCACCACTTCTAAACTTGTCATTAATTAATTTCTCCCTTCCCATATGTTAAAAATATTTTCATCTTGCCAAAATTAGCTTTACTGCTCTGTAGATATGAAGTAAAATAACCAGTAGAGGGGGGTATAGCGATGAGAAGAGCAGCAGCTTTCAAAATAACTACACTTCTATTTGTTATTATCATATCTTTGTCCGTGCCACCATATCAACAGGCAATGGCCAATTCCCCAGTTGTTACCGTTTTATTGGATGGCTTGCCGGTACGCTTTGATGTGCCTCCGCAGATTGTAAACGGTAGAACTTTTGTACCTTTTCGATTAATCGCAGAAGCTATAAACATAAACGTAAGCTGGGACAGCAATACACGCACCATCTCAGCCAGCGACGGCAATACAAGAATTACACTTCAGGCTAACAATAAAATTGCTATGGTAAATGACCAGCCATTAACACTCGATACACCTCCGATTATCGTTAATGGCCGGACGCTTGTACCGTTGAGATTTTTCAGTGAAGCATTTGGCTGTAAGGTAAACTGGGTCTCGGAAACCCGCACTATACACATCAGTTCCCCACCTCGCAACATAAACGTTATTGGCTTTTACGCTTTAGGTGCTGGAGCAGCAAGCAGCTGGTTAGATCTTTTTGGTGCTCCTTTTCCTGAAATAGCCCCAGGCAACACCGACATTGTAAGAGAATTGGCGTTAGGCTGGTACACTATAGACGAACAAGGCAACCTTTTAACCCGCCGCACTTCACGACATTTTTGGTTACGCCCACCCAATTGGGAAATAGTACTTTCCAGAGCAAAAGAATTCGGACTCAGAACAGAGATGGTCGTTCACGAGACAAACCGTGACGGGTTTCTTACCGCTTTTCTTAGCAATGAACAGGCCATGTCTCGCACAGTTGCCGCTATTGTACAAGAGTCATCTTTGTATCACGGCGTTAATCTAAACCTAGAAGGCTTAGGCAGGTACGCTTCAGGAGATACGCAACTACAGATCCGTGACAGCTTTACCCGCTTTATTGCCATGCTATCACAACCACTCAGAGACGCAGGGAAAACCCTGACGCTTACAATTCATCCTCCGAACAGCTCATATCGAGGATACGATTATGAAGCACTTGGCAAGCTGGCCGACCGAATCATTATCATGGCGCACGATTACGGACCAAGGCCTGAACCGCTTAACCGGGTGGTGCGGGCAGTGGAGATGGCGCTTGAGGTTGTTCCCGCAGAAAAACTGATTTTAGCCATATCTGCTCACAGTGAAACAAGTGAGAGCATCCTTGAAAAAATCGGAGTTGCTAAACGTTATCGGTTACAAGGGATATCCCTTTGGCGACTAGGCTTAGTACCGGACGACATGTGGAAGTCGATCAAGACAACAATCACAAGGAGGTAATAAATATGAGGTTTACACTTTCAAGAACCAAAAAGCTTTGGTTGGTTGTGATTTTCGCTGTGTTGTTATCCGCTATCCTCGTTTTTCTAAGCGGATGCACTGTCTCTTATTTGGCTCAACCCCCGCCCATACCTGATAAACAACCGGATAATAATCCTGCTCCCGAGGCGATTGAAGTAGAAAAAGATTACACTGGTGTCGCTGTTAGTGATCTTCCTGTTGAAGAGCAAATTAAAATCGTACGCTGTGTTGAGCTCTCTTCAATCGTAAACTGGGGAGAAGGCGGTTCCATGTACAGTAAGGAAGTAGCCCAAGCATTTATGCTGGACTACCCCCATCCTGACTTTCTTGCCCAGCTTGAAGAAGAATTCGGCAGATATGAACACGCATCCGGACCTAGTGAAGATCAAGTGGCTTTTTTGGCGCAGCATACTGCAGATGAAACACAGCTATTACTCAGTCTTGACAACGCTTATTGGCGTGAGATCTGGTTCTATACAGGCTCAGATGTCATTCAAATTCATCTTGTGCTTGATAGCGACATGAATATCCTTGACTCCTGGGCTACTCGTATGACCAATGATTACCCTTGGTCACATCCGCTTAATCTTTATACCTCATTAGGGTACTAGATTAGTACGGATAGAAATTGTTTCCGCACGATTCGCAATACTCAAACCGGTATTGACAAAGCCGTGTTGATTATTCACTACATCAGCCCATTGCCATTGTTCAGGTAAGTGCTCACCTGGGGTCCTTAATACAGCATGTGCAATCCAATGTGAAAACAGAGCCGTTCCCATAACCCCTATCCCATTGACTCCGATTCTAGTACCTAGAAGCAATGTCTGTATTAAAATTCCATTTGAATTTACAAGCTCTACTGGACGATTCTGAATTTCAAAAACATTCAAAGTCATCCCGTTCCACGATACATTTAACCTACGGAAGTTTGCCACAGGAGCATAGAAATTTGGCTGATCTTGAACAGCTGTAAACCCAAAGCCTCCAACAGTAAATCTCCCAGTAGCGTCTCTAAAATGCACCTCTACTCTATTATCAGCACCCCACGTTCCAAAAAGCCTTACTCCCTCCCATCGAAAGAAATCTCCCGGTCTAATAGTGCCTACGATTGGTCCTTGAGGGTCATTTACAGGAGCTCTTACGGAAATTGTTTGATTCGACCTGTTAACACAAAACCTTCTATGATGTTCTAACCACGACATTTTGAACACTCCTTTTTTTTAATAAATTCTTTGATAAAGCACCAAAATTCCTAAACCACCTCCCTTCAAAATACAGGAATCCCCGTAAGTACTCGGGAATCCTGCAATCCCAATGTCCACCAAGCCACCCCCTTCAGTCCCCAGCGATGTTTCGCCAGATTTCTAATTAGATGAAAGTGCTCCGCATCTGAGTAATGAACGATACTGAATCCCAAGGCATCGCCAAGATATAATTTTGACACCCAGATGCCACGGTCACGGAGCTTAACCGTCATTAACCGATTATCCTCAAATCCTGCGAATGCCGGAGTATGAGCATAATCGAAGTCAAGTGAAATCTCTTCTGTTCTGGTATCGCGCTCTTCGCCAGCACCGGTATATCGAAAGTACTCCCACGGCTGAAGCCACGTTACTCCTGTACGAGGAATTCTTCCATACTCCAATGTTTGACCTGCGGGCGTTATTATATCCACCGCTTCTTGAGGGACAAACACATATGGGTCCCCTGCGTCAAGCAGCCCGCACTCGATCGCTGCTCCGCTGGTACGGATTCCGAACCCTCCAGAAGTCGGGAGAGCTGCGGAAACATTAAATACTCGATTATCGCCAACCCAACACCTGAGCTCATTCCCTCTGCTTCGAACTCTGAGCGTGTATGAAGTGTCTAGGTTAACCGTCTGTACTACATCAGCCGCAATCTTCGTCCACACCCCGGCTACCCTATGCCAAAGTTCTGCTGTCTGAGTACTGCGCCTTAGCAAGAACAGATACAGATCACTGAATCCCTGCGCTTTAAACACTATTCCCATCGTCCCATTCCCGACAGTCATCCGCATTCTTGCTCGAATATTCAAGTCGCTAAACGCATAGTACGAAAGATGAATTTGTGCATCTTCGGAAGCCGCATCGGATTGTATCAATACTCTTCGCTCGATATAAGTATCAATACTCCAGGTACCTCCGCTTCTGCGGTAAAATGCCATTGTATCGTCCCTGAAGTCGTCATACCAAACCCATGCATGTTCAGGATCGTGACGTAAAACCTCAGCCGTCAAGATGAAGTTTGCAGGCAATACCCAAGCACCATTTAGCGCTTTGAATCTACGCGGCATCAGGGTATAAGTCCCGCCCCCTCCGGTCATGCTCATGCCGAAACTGCTACAAATTCTAAATCCCCAAAACTGTGTTCCATTCTGACTGCCGCTGCCGTGGACTTCCAGCATATTTTCTCCCGCCAGTAAATTATGAGTCCCCAAGGACAACCAATGAATTCGTCGGTGCAATGGATACCAATCTGGAAACGTTCCGACTTGCAAACCGCTGCCATTCAGACGTACTTGAAGAAGCTGCATGCTCCACCACGGAGCATTAGCTCTTACTACCAGCTGGTAAGTTCCCGAAATCGCCACGTCGAATTTGAATATTGCCAGCCCGTCATCTTCCCATGTCGAAGGCGTATTAGGCGGTGAACCCGGTGGAGGAGGCAATAATTGTGGTTCTCTCGGTGCAATCCAGCCAACTCCAACAGTCATAGCTCCTGATACTTCATCGAAGCTGTCGCCTGTTCGGTCTATAATAGTCCCCTGAAAGTCGTACACAGGCGTCTTTTCGTATGTTATGAGATAATCTCGTCTTGTCCCTCCAACAGAACCTGAGACTCCTCTAGCTGGCTCTTGGATGCTTGATGCATCCCGTCCTTCTAAAAAATCGTATACATGCAGCATCAGAAACGGACTTAGACTATCATGGTCGTGATAGCCGGCGAACGGGATAGGCGATTGATTGTCATGGTGAATATCGAGTCCCTGCTGCCAATCCAGAGCCGCAAAATATGACAGGCTTCGTCCCCGATACATCTCACCTTCAATAAGATTGCGGTATATCTGCCATCGGAAGCCAAACCCGACAATCCCTAGACGAATCTTCTCAGACGGGATTCTCGTTATAGCGTAATCGTAGATGTCTTCTAGCCACCACATAGGACTTATAGGCCCTGGAGCACTTCCAGACCACGCAAACGCATAGCTCATGATGATAGCTGAATCAAAGTAAGGCTCCATGCGCTTGTAGTCACACCATCGTTCCCAAAATGGCGTTCTATCGCCGGTCATCGGCGGTAAACACCAATGCACATAACGCTGAGCAGGGCGAGCTTTAATACTGTTGTAGATTCGTCTCGCTAAGAGAATGACCCCATCGGGATTATCATTCGGTCCTTTTTCTAAGTCTACATCCACACCGGCAGCAAATGGATACATGTCGAGTATGCGGTGCAAATCACTGATAAACCTATCCTGCGCACCTCCGGTATTGTTGACTATAGCTTCAAATCTTGGCAGGATGCCGTCGTTACGTACTGTCAGCAGATACTGAGTATTCGGCCATCGCGCTATTCTGTCTAAATCAGCTTGCGGGATTGTCCCTACAAGCTGGCCTGTGTTATCCGGCACAAGAAAATCAAACAAGCCAAGAGTAGTAAACTTATCTCCATGATCCCACCACTCCTGACGAGCACGGGCAGTCTTTAAGAATGTCCACGACATGACTGTATTCCCTTGTGCACGCAGACTCATAATCTTCTACCCCCACTCGCTAATTCCCATTCTTGTATTTCTATTAGAATTCTTGCTGTCGGCTGTGGCCGGATAGTCGCCCCTTCGGCCATCAAATCAATATTGAAACGTGAATTACCTGCTGCGCACTGGTGAAAAAAGCCGGTGTAGAATCTTGTCGGTATTCCGTTATGTCTGACTACCCTTTGGCTGGCTAAGAATTCAAACATATCCCCTGCTATCAGCGGATTCCCATACGACAAACGCCTTGTTCTATAAAAATGAGAAAACTGCATCCCAGCGGGTATTGCAGTTTTCGCCAGTACTGTAAAGTCAATCGCTGTTGGCACTACAGGCGCATTAAGAACGACTGTCCTCCATGCACCCCGATTCGGAATTATTAACGTCTGTCGCCCTCGAATGAGAGCATTGAAGAACTTAGGCCCTGCTGGTAGGTTGTTCTCTCTCAATCTTCGTAACATTTCACGAGTTGCCGGAAGATGTCCAGATAACTGCGCTCCTTCTTGAAGCATCAAGTCTGTCAGGGTGACTATACCGGTAGCATTCTGCACAACAGGCCTAAAATCAATTCTCTGAACACGCTTGCTTTTTTCTTTGATATCAATCCGGTTGAAGTATCTTTTCATAATGCCTCACTGTTCAAATGAGAATCTGATTTCTGCCGTATGTCCGCTCCAGATAGTAGCCAGCACCCCGCCCTGAAACATCACATCAGTCATATTGACATTACCAGCCATATCCTCAGCGCATAGCCTAATATCTACTTTTGCGACTGTCTTTGTCCCCGGAGTGGGTATAATCATCACTAACGATTGCCACATATTTATACCCCCAACAATGAAATGAAGTGAATTTCGCTTGTTCCGTCTGTGTAATGAACGACAACCTCCACGCCTAAGCGGCCTAGAGCTCCTACTGATACATTCTCAAGCAGCGCCCGCAAGCTGATAACATAGTTTTCCCTATGTGCCGGCCAGACTGTTTGAAGCAAAGTCTTTGATATGCCAGGCTGCCCAACAGCACGGAAGGAAGCGGGGCCTGAGAACCCACGTGTATTATCGACTTCCCACCCGTCGTTCACCCAGTACGCAAATCCATCATCAGCACGAGAATTAAGCAGATGGTTGAACACCATAAGCTGAGCGATGTCCTGCGAGCTAATGGTGTCCGCTGCTTCGAATCGCGCGGTATCTCGCTGCATATTTTCAAGTGTGCTACTTAAATCTTGCCGTATCGTCGCCAGCTCTATCTCGCTATTCCACGGCTCTTCTACACTGTAACGCATCCGGACAACACGAGTCTTGATATTGATACCCGCACCTTCGTCAAATACTGTTACCACATCGCCGAGCCTGATTGTCTCTTCTTCATAACCAGGCATCGCAGATAAATCAACAATTCCGCATGTATAATTCACTTGCGGAGTATTCATAGTAGCGAATACTATCTCTGCGTACTCCTTCAACTGATGTGGGTCTGTGAATTCTTCGGCTACCAGTACAGCAGATGGTGGCGGATCATAAGGACTCGGCACTTCCAGATACGGCAAACCATTATTGACTGTAGAAATCGTCAACCCTCTATGTCCGCGTGGATAGAGCCGATGTACTGTATCAACGAAACTTATTTCTGACTCAGCCGTACGAAGATTCTTCCCTCTCAGAAAGAACAAGCCCGTCTCTGGTCCAACCGCCGATGCGACAGATATGATTCGATTTACTGTATCCCACTTTATTTCAGCATTAAAAACTCTTTCCATTGCCCTTAGGCATTCCAGACGGTTACTGCCCCCGCCCCAACGCAGATTGCGCCGAGATGTAACTGTGATTCCATGCGCTGTCCACCTTGAACCCGGTAAAAGCCAATCTAAAATCTCTGATATTGATGCTCCTATCCATTCTTGAGCCGGTAATTCCGGCATCTTAATCAAATCATACCAGAGCGCCCATGCCTCGACTTCTACAAAACGTGTCCCTTGCTCATCTTCACGAGCCGATATAATTGTCACTCGGTAAATCTTTCCGGCCAAGTCAATTAATACACCAACCGTCATTTCTGATGGCATGGGATGCGGTAGTCTGAACGTAAGCTTATCTTCGCCTGCGAGCTGCTCGTCCGTAAATATCTCATATGCAGCGTAAAGTAAAACTTCTGGTCTTAGCTGAGCATTAACGAGAATCGGCAACGCATGGCCAAGATGTGTATACCATGCTGGCGGCTTCCACAATTGCTGTATAATGTTGTATTGATCACCCGTATTATAAAGATTGCCAACATTGTACATCTATGCAGCCCTCCTGAGAAATACAGCCACTTGTCCTCCTGTTCGAGCGATTGCTCCACCCGGAAACAGTTCTGGCAAATCTTCGGCATAAGTACGAGCGATTCGGAAATTCGTAACGAATCCCGAAAACGCAGGGTCGAATGGCATTCTGAGCATAGTTGCGGGCATAGCTGCTCCGGATATTCCAAGAAGTCCGGGAGCGGCATCATGCAAACGTGCCAGCCAATACCATCCACGGGTTAGTGTGAGATTAATCGTTAGTTCTCTGTCTCCGGTCGTACCTGTTGTCACTATACCTGCGTTTAACAAACGTGTAGTCGGATAAAAAGTTGCCGGATCACTAGCGTAAACTCCTATTCTGCAATTCCCGGCTACAGCAGTCATTACTCGAACCATGATTCTGTCAAATGTCATGGTAAATGGAAGATAAAAGTTCGTTACATCAAACTGATTTGCTGCTACCGTCATCGTCTCTGTTCCACCGGTAATATTACTACCCATGTATCGGCCTATCTGACGTTGCGATAGATACAGTTCCGACCAAGCATCAAAAACCACTTTGTCTGTCGCCGACATAAAACCTGCTGCTGCATGTGAAGCCGCCGAGTGAACGCCTCCACCCGCGCCGACATGCCCTGACAGTGGCGATTCCGCACGAATATGTGTGAAATCGGCTGTAATCCCGACGCCTAATGTTTGCTGCTGATTAAAGACAATCATTCCTTGTGCTGCATAGAGAATATATTCAGCAGGTGACACAACCACACCGTCCCGTCTGATTACCGGTACAGGAGTCTCTAGCCAATTACGGATCGTTCCTTCGTATATCCTGCGATGCAGTGCAGGTTCAGGCTGATCAGATACCGCTAGTAATGAATGATTCGTCACACTCGTCGTCAGCATATCCAAAACAGCCTCCATCTTGTTTATGGCGTCTTGCAGACCGGAGATATCAGCACCGTAAATTTCACGGCTCTCTATTCTCTTAAACGGTGTTTGCGCCATAATTTCGCCTCCTTGCTTGTTTGTTTGTTTTTTTCAATCCACGCCCCCGCACGAGGGCGACTAAAGCCATCTATTCCGGCAGTGGATGTCTAGGCGTGACCAAGTTGCCCCACCCGTTGCAGTTATCGTTATCGTATTTATGCCGGGCGCAAGCTGTGGAAAGACAGGACGCTCTAAAAGCGCAAGCACCCTTGTCCGTGTTGCTCCAACTACTCGAAACACTGTCTTTGCCTGACAGTCTATCTCCAACCAGTTTCCTGCAGCTAATGCCCCCGTATATGTGACAGACAGCGTACCAATTTGGATTATTAGCCTCTGCGAACCACCAAGCGATACTCCCTGTAATCTGAGTAAAGGATCCGCCGGTGCTGTGCCGCGCTGATTATGCTGATGAGGAGATACAGCTATTGTCACGACATCCGGGGCCGCATCATAATAGAATGGGTCAGGACAGACAAACTCCACAGGGAAAATCCCCTGATGTACTTCTATACGTGAGTTTATCCCCTGCGAAGTAACGATTGCGTCAAAATACTTGTCGGTATCATAATCAAATATTAGTTTCTGAACTCCACGCAGCGGATTAAGCCATGCGGCGACTGCACGAAGCCTTTCCTGTCTCTGCCCCTCGATGAACGGGATTGTATCAACATCAAGCCAACACTCGAGTGTGATGTGACGCTCTCCCAAGTCTGGCAACATTCTCAATGCGCCATGTCTACCGGGCAACAAAATAACCTTATCACGGGTAGGAGGGAGTATCGACTCTTCAGATTTGAGCATCCGAACATGATAGAGAGTCGAGTGTTCACCTGCAAAAGAAAAGTGGCTCACCTCTTATCTGCCCCCTCTCGCCCTAGTGCCCGACTGAATCTGTCGGTGTAAATTCCTGCTTATGTTTTGAATATCATCTTCTTTACGCACATTCATTGTCTGAATGTTTATCAGCGGCCCAGTATGTGTCACTGCATCCGGTCGTTCAGGCTCACGTCTTCGAATCAGTCCGGCACCGCCTGCTAAGTTTTCCAGAACACGCGATAAGGGTATCGCCACGTGCCGATTGTAAGCATCGGTTAGTTGATTAATTAGCGAAGGTTCAGGTCTTGCGCCTATAACTGCCGGTCTTGCCGCTACCCCTTGAAGGTGTCTTTGCATAGCGGTTTCTTGCCTTGGTGTTTGTACTCGTCCTGCTCTCTGAATATATTCTTGCATTGCTTGCTGTTCCGCTTGTTGTCTTTGCCGATGCTGTTCTTCCAGTGTCAGCCTGTCAACCCGAGCTGGTGTACGTCCTACGCCCACACCTACACCCGCGCCCGCCTGTGCTGCTCTTGTGCCTTCTTCAGCTACTAGTCGCAACCTTGCAATCGTGCCATCAGCAGCAGCTCTAACGTCATTCAACGCTCCCACGACCATATTTCTAAGTTCTTCCGGGTATGTGCCCATTCCTTCAATTAACCGCTGACCGAATGTTGCGCCGATATCACGCCACCCATCACCATATGTTTTAAGCAACTCAAGAATCGCTTGCTGGTTCCCGGCTATAATAAGTTTTTCTGCTTCTCCTCCGAGTTTTGCGTCTTCGAGCCTTTTATCCCATATATTTTCTGTAGCAGTCTTAACATTTGTCTCTTCTTCGCCTAGTGCTTCTAACTGCTCTTGTAGCCTGTTTCGTTCGCTTTCACGCTCAAACCTGCGTGTCTCTTCGTTAATTTCTTTTTGCAGTTCTGCAATCCTATTTTGGATATCCGCTCTGCGCCGCATATCTGTTTCATACATCAACTCACGTTGAAGTAAGCTCAAGGCATCCTGCTTTTCTCCCATATTTCGAGTATGATCTTCTTGTCGTGCGCCCTCGTCTAATGCGTCAAGTTGCTGCTCGATCGTTCTTCGCCTTGCGCGATATATTTCGTCTAAGTGACTTAATGCAATATCCCGCTCTCTGCTATACTTCCGACGCAAAGCGTTAACGAGCGCATCATGCAACCTGTCAATTCTGCGAGTCGCAGTCTGAATTGCGTTTTGCGCTTCTCGTGCTGCGTCTGCGATGTTCCGTCCTGTCGTTTGTGCCGTACGCCCTGTATTCCGAAGCTCCGTCCTTAGCCCTCGAGTCTCTGTGGTCGATTGCCGAGTATTGCTTTGCTGCCTTCTTAGTTCATCGATGTGGTCTTGAAGAGACTTGTTACTTCCCCGAGTAGCTTCTGTCTGTGCGATCATTGACGCTGCCAGAATTCCTCCCGCCGCCGCACCAACCAGCAACCACGGTTTCAATGCTGCTAATGCTGCAAACTTCAACCATAAGGCTTTGGTTGCCGCATAGATAGATGGAACAAGTCCGGTTAATATAGCGCCTCCTAATGCTAAAACGGCCGTGGTTGTACCAGGGCCAAACAATTCTGTAAATGCTGCTGCTATCCCTCGCTCTTCAACAACCTTAGCAAAAGCTTCCATCGTTATACGTAGTTCATCGAGCGCTTCGATAGCGTTTTGCATGTGATCAGATATGTCAAACGCCTCAATCAGTGCGTTTCCAGTATGCGCCGCAGTGATATTGAGGTTATCCATTATCGTTGACCACATACCGAGTATCGATTTTGACTGATCGTCCATCGCTCCTTCGAAACGCTGCCCCATTGCGGTAACCAGAGCATTAACACCAGTCATTCCATCAATAGCACCTTGTTCAGCTAATTTCATGGCTTCCGGCACACTGACACCAATCTCTTTTGCAAGCATCTCCCAAGCAGGAACGCCTAACTCAGCTAATTGCATCATCTCTTGGCTGGAAACTCGTCCTTTTGCTTGCATCTGTCCAAGTGCTCTCACAACACGCTGTATCTCGAACGTCCCGCCACCTAATGCTGCTACGCTATCACCGACAGCAGTCATCATCGGAATTATCTCTTCTGCCTGAAATCCAAACGCCAAGAGCATCCTACTGCTTTGTCTGAGTCCCGGAAGGTCAAACGGCGTTCTGGCTGCAAAAGTCGCCAAATCATCCAGGAACTCCTTAGCTTTTTCTCCTGAGCCAAGAAGAGTACCAAACGCAATCTCAGCCTGTTCCATCTGTGCAGCCATGTGTATTGAATACATCCCTGCTGCACCCATCGCCGCGCCTGCTGCAAGTACACCTTTAGCAAGCAGATTTGATGCTTCTTCCATCTGGATCATTCTGCGTTCGAGAGCGGTAATATGGATTTTCGCTTGTTCCTTCGCCTGTACAAACCTGTCCATGCGCAGTCCCAAGCTCGCATATATCGTCCCAAGGTCTACGGCCATTTGTCGCCCTCCTTTCCCGCGTTATCAAGCCTACGTCTTTCCAGTGTATAATGTGCCGCCGCTTCATCAAGCATAAATGCTTGTAAGCCTGATAAAGAGAAAAACTCTGATGGTCTGCAGTTGTAAAACGTAGCTACACCGACTAAACGTTCAAATCCGTCACTTAGGACGAAACGTGGACAATCCTTCGCCCCGCTCGCCATACAGCATATACAGGTAGATCGCCGCCAGCTGTTCAGCGTTTAAAGGCGCAATAGCCGTTAATTCGTCGTATGTCGGACTTACTAGCGCCTGTTTCGCCAAGACATTCAGGGCTTGCAAGACTTTCTCAGCGTCTTTCTCCGGTACTGAGCGATTAATTTCTGCTGCTATTTCCGCTTCCGTCTTGCCTTCCCGCGCTTTTTGATATGCCAAAGCCAAAAGCGGATTGCTGATATTTGTTGCCAGAATTGCCGGAGTCAAGTCAACATATCGAATCTGCACGTTAATTGTCGTAGCAGGCCGAAAGCCCGGTATCGTAATGACTTCGGGCTCGGTTTGCGCTTTGATTTCTTCCAGCGTAGTTATTTTCTTAGACATTATTCCTCCTTAAGCGGTAAGTTCAACAGGGAGTGTGTCTACAAATTCCTTACTAATAACTGGCAGTGCCGGAGCAAGCGCAGTATTCTCACGAACTCTGATTGCGAATTCAGGAGATGCCCATGCCTGGTCTTCATATGTGACAGAAGGAATTCTTCCAAAACACAGCGGGTACGTAGTTCTAACAAACCCATGAAGCACACCATTCGCAAGGTAGTTCTCCACGAACACCTCGGCCATGAACGGAATCCTCGTTCCCTGTGCCGCTATCGTCGGAGCTCTCCATCCCACAACCACACCGCCCGATTCTATCAACGTACCACCAGCCATTATAACCGTTGCACGTGCGTCGAACCTTGCATCGCGAAATGTAAGTGCCGCACCGATAACGACATCCTCCTCTTCTCTGACCGCAAGTATTCTGTCGCCTCCACGCTGCTGAGATTGCTCGCCTTCGGCATAAGTGATCTCTTCACCCACTGTCTGTGCCGTCCGTATACCAAATCTCGCTGGCGATGCCGGCATCGCCCCTGCTGCCGTTAATGGTGTGATTACTAACCCTCGGCAGCCATACAGGTAACCTGTTCTGACTTGAGTTGCCATTGATTATCCCTCCTTTATGCCCTGAATGCGCCAACGGTCAGCGCTGTTACCAACGAATATGTGATTGACGTATGCCCTGCTGCGTTATTAAACCTACCCGGATCAAGTGGCGGTGTTCTCCATCGCGTCGCATTAGGCACAGCAAACACAAGATCATGATCGAATCCTTGGTTGCATGGCGCGATTGAATTAATCGTGACTGTAATTGGCGCTGTGTGCGCGTTAACGAACTCTAACGTCACCCGTCCATCGTTGATAAAGTGATTACCTGCCGCAGCCGCCGCAACAAACGCGGGTGCTCCCCCCATACCTGTGATTTCCTGTACAGCTAATAAAACTGACATTTGTTATCTACCCCTTTCATGTATTATCGCTGCGTCAAAGCTGACCACAGCGCCTATTAGTTTTCGTTCCTCGTCAACCACGTCTCCTACGCTCCCAACCCAACGAAGGACAAACCGTGCACCGCTTTCAACGTCTGTGATAACCACACCGTTCAACGCTTTAACAACATCTTGCCGAATAGCGTCAAGATTGACGTAACTGTCAAGCCCACGATACAGATATATCTCGACTGTTTGAGATCCTGCAAACGTAATATTCGTTGCTTGACGCTCGGTTGCTAATTTTACAGTCGCATAGGGTGTTTGAGTATTAACCGGCGCTAAAAACGCCTGATATACTCTGCCACCTAGCCCATGAGCCTGATTTTTTATTTGTTGAATTATCGCACGACGTAAAGACATCTCTCACTACTCCCATAATTTCTTATAATCCCTGTTGATTTCCGGTATCGCCGCATCAAGAGTCGGTTTCAAAATAGCAAATCTCCCATCATTCGCTAATTCCAGAAATATTCCGTACTCGACTGAATGACCGAGATAAATCTGAACTTCATTCCCTGCAATTCCTGTCGAGCCGAACAGCCCGTTCCGAGCGTTACTTGTCCTATCTGTCCACTTTGCGTTTGCTTTTGCCCTTCCCTCAAGTTGTCCTGCCCAGTTCTTTGCGAGCATAATCACCGCCGCTCGTTGCCTATCAGCCCAGTCGTCCAGGTTCTTATTGACTTTTGCCGCACCTGTGGACATCTATTTCACCTCTTCCAGTACTGCGTGTATGGCGTAAATCTGGTTTGCAAATCTGCGCGGAATAACACGCATGACCTGAAAATTCCTCCCATCGGCTTGAAACGTATCGATGATCCCTGATCCGGCTCTTACTTCAGCATTCCAAGGCGCGATAAGAACCCAAGCCGATGTTTGCATCTCTCCAGCTTCATCCTGAACTTTTCTCGTTTGCTGTTTCGATGGTACGATACGCCCACGAAAAGACGGGAGTACGCTCACCTGCTCATCTCTTCCCCCAGAAGCGTTCTGAACAAACGCTGTTCTCTCTATCGTAATTACAACAGAATTCTCTTCGATGAGCAACTGATTTGCTTTTCTCTGAACATTTATGTGCGATTCTACGAGAGGAGTCATTACTCCACCCCCAATACAGAAGGCAAGCAGTACCCAAGCGCCTTAGAGCCTGTCCCTCGTACCATATCTGAGTACATCTTAGCCATCATCAAGCAATGATCACGATAGACTTCCAAAGATACAAACGTATGTTGCTCGTCACCAGCTTTGCTCCCCTCAAGCCCACCGCGTTCAGACATAGCCCTTACAGCTTTTAGTCGCCAGCCAATAGCTGCGGCTGCATTTATATCAGTCGCAGCTGACAACATAGCGTCAATTTGTGAATCCGAAAAACGCGTGTCTGCATCAGTCCCGCCTAACGGGATAGTCTCGTCAATCAGTTCTCGCAATATTTCTCTGCTGTCCTGCGTTACCGTCATGACGTAATCCCTCCTTTATGGTGTGATTGTTAACTCTTGAACATTTTCTTGAACTGCTGCAAAGACACCCCTGTGTGCATAAGCTACTATCTGCTCCTCGACTAGACGGCTCAAGTCACCTGCCTGTGCCTCTACCCGCAAGTCCTGCTTCACAAGCTCTTTGAACCCTCTGCGCGGACGTATCAGATATGCTCTGTTTGCTGCGACTCCTGTATACTCAAATTCGGGTTCATCGTCGTAGTAGATCACCGTTGCAATCCCACCAATAGCTCTATACTGAGTTCCATTGACGAGATGCCCTCCGCCAAGTGCAAGCTCGATCTCTGATCTCATCACGCTATTAGCAAGCAAGACTGTACCAGCCCTCTTTGCTGTCGTCGCTGTTTTCTGAGCGGCTATAATCGTATTGTGCACTCCTACCCATGCAGGTTCTCCTGCTGGAGGTGCGATATATGCAGTTCTATTCCCAGATGGGTAGGTGAATGTTAAGATCGGAGATAGGTGAATGTGATTAAGCAATGCATTGTGCGCCTCACCTATACTGCGATTTAGTAGTTCCACCCTGAAACTCTCGTTGAAGTCGACAATCTCCTTCGAGTACTCGAACCCTGCAGTAAATGTTAGAATCCGAGCTGTCGGCCCTTGAGATACCTCGAGAGTACCGAATCGAACTTCTCTTCCCTCCATCCACTCAGTGAAGACGACTTTCCCACGCAGTGCCCACTTTGCATCTATCACACGCGGAAAGTTAACATCTGTGATATTCTCGTAGATTGGAGTATACATTATCGGCTGAAACTCCCGGCCTAGCTCAACATCAAGGACGACTTTTCTTAGCAAGTCTTTGAACTGCTCTAGGCCACTGCTTGTTATCATTTCTCCAATCGGCTTCGAGAGCTGGAATGTTTCCATCTCCCCATTGGTGATCTTCTTCACGACGTTTTCGACTTTCCCGTTGAGAATAAACGGGACTTGGTATTCATGGGTTCCTTGCCTCCTCGCGGCAAGTAGTGATTCTTTACTAATTGTTCTCATTTGTCTATCCCTCCTTATGCCTGCGGCCCAAGAATAAACCTGACTCCGCCTGTGATTGGTTCAATCACTCGCCCTACAAGTCTGTTAGTCCCGACTGTCGTAGTAAACCTACTTGTCCCCGCATTCCAGTACAGGAGTACACCTGCTGTAAATGACCCCTCGATTTGGGTGCTTTCATACTCTGCCTGCTCGATATTGAGAGCTGCTAAACTACCTGCCGCAACTGTTGCGAATGCAGCTCCAAACCAGCCCCCAACCAGATAAAACAATCCTGCGACCGTCCCGCCTGTTGGCGCTGTTACTACAACCGATTTACCATCGCTAACTTTTGCTCTGACCACCGGGTGAATTGTTACCGGTACTCCTAATTCTGCCATCTTAAACTACCTCCCTTAAATCGAAACTTTCTTCGTTGTATAGTTGCCACTATGTGTAATCCCGCGTTCTGCAGACTTCGGTGTGATTGACGTATCTTTGAAAATCTCACCCAATGCCTTTTTTAGTGTTTCATCCTTGAGCATCTCGCCCACTGCGGCTTTGATTGCCGTTTCGTCTGCTGCCGCGTCGATCTTCAACATTCTTTTGACAAGGGGTCTGGCGAGCTCTGTGGATACCATCTCGCCGATAACCTTGTCCACCAGCCTGTCATGCTCTGCTGTCAGAAGTTTGCTCTGCGCCTCGTGCGCCGTTTTGACCGCTGCGAGGATATCTGCATTTTTAGATTCCTTGTTTAGCTTCAGTGCTTCTCGGACTTCCCCCAACACTTCCTGCGCTTCTTCCGCGCTTTTCCACTGCTCGCTTCCGATTTCGCTGGCAATCTTCTCAAATTCCCAGTTCATCTCTTTTGCAACTGTCTTTGCATCCCAGCCCATTTCGCCCAGTATCTGCGCAGGTTTGATGCCCAACTTACGCAATTCGCCAAAAATTTCTGCTAGTGTCATTGTTTCTGTCCTCCCTCTGTTATTCATTTCTCCTACCGCTACAACCCGGGTGTTCATCCCTGCACGGTCCAAGGGCACCCAATCTATACTCAACAGCTCAATGCTGGTAACATGGGTTCTACCATCTCTCTCTTCCGTCGTCATGTATCCGTAGATGCTCACCTGGTTTATAGCATTCGCACGTATCCACCGTTTGAGGTCTGACGCCGCTTTGTCCACAACGCCGCGGACAAACGCGCTGCCATCACGATAAATTGCCCCAACCCAGTGTGTAACAGGTGTCGGAAACTCATAGTCCAAGTTCTCGGATTTCTGATGACCTAGATAACCGGCTACGGGTTTTTGCATGATCTGTCCTGCCAAGTGTCGTATAACAACTTTGCCGTATTCCCAGCCCCGAGCTGACAAGCCTGACGGGATTTCAACGACAACTTCCATCGGATCGGCATCTGCAGCTTTAAGTGCAAGCAGATTAACGCCCGGTGCGAGCGGTACATCAGCAGGTCGCATTTCGCCAACTATTCGTCCCTCAAAATGTGTCATCTCGCCTTCCCTGGCCAGATCGATGATCGATTGTGGGGGTTGCAAATTAATTTCCTGCTGTCTGTAGTGTCTTAACAGATGCCTCGCTGCCTGACGCTTTTGTTCGGCTGTCAAGTCAGGTTCTGCCCGTGCTCCTGCGAGCGCTCCTGCTGCAGCGATTAGCCCAGAGCGTAACAAGACGAGCACGTTATTGCGATTCAGATTGTGGTGGGGCATGACCCAGTTTTCCGATGGGGCATCCTCTAACGTCTCCCCACGAATAACCGCATAACATTCCCGAATAGCATCCGCAACCCCGGCAACGCCTTCCTCAAGCGCCGTCTGCAGTCGATTCCGCAGCTCTGTCTTATTAATCTCACTCCATGCAGTTCCCGGTACGTTTTTATTGTTAATCGTTATCGCCATCGGCTATCCCCCTCTCACCCACTATTCGCAGCACCAGCCGGACTTCCGGCTCCTGCCCGTGCCGCTCGGTTATAATGCACTCGTCAACTCTGATTTCCACCGGCAATATGCCCAATGCTTGATATATTGCTGCTACATAATTTCCTCGCCCCAAATGAAGAGGCACCGGTTGTTTTATTTCCGATGCCTCTGATTCTGCTTCTGGTATTGTCATGCCTTTTGGGAGCTCTCCGCTATTGAATTGGCTCATACCTTATTCCTCCGTCTCCGGGAAAGGGCTGCGTATGGTTATGCTTCCCTTCCAGAATCTCACGCGGAATTCGAGCGAAAGCCGAGCATTTAGAGCCGATGTTATCTTCCGGCGGCTCTATGCTGAAATGCTTGCAGTTAACACACTGCAAGCCAAAAATCGGATAATCAATGCTTCTATCGTCCAAAATCCAACCACCGTCTGCGGTTCTCATTATCTCGCCTCCCTGATATAAATCAAATTTAATTCTCGCGCCAGTATTGTCATAATTTCATGATTGGTCTCTTTTGTTGCTTCTTCTACTGTTTTCAACCCAAGATTAATTGCTTGCTGAAACTGTTTTCTTATTTCCTGATTTATTTCTTTATATTTTTCCCGGACTTCACCAGGATCCAAATTCCACCCTGTCTGTGGTCTGATTAGCCGATGCACATATGGCTGTTTGACGCTTACGGCTCGCATTTCCTGCACATCAAAAATTATTGCAGCTACTACGTCAGAATCTGAAAACGACACGCCCCCCGTTGGATGATTATGTGTAAACACAGAATCTTTTATTTTCAAATACTCTTGTCGTGTAAACTCAATCTCACTTTTTGAACCGTCTTTGAAAAGCATTACATCTCCGTCTTTGTTCAATGCGTATGCGCGTTCATGTGGCAGCCCTTCAATTTCCCTTTCGACCCTGTTAATCTCTCGTTCTAATGACATCATGGGCGGTATTGTTATAACCGTTCGTCCCATGAACCGCCTTGCATCCTCATTATACCACTTTTCAATATCCGGGTGCAAACTGGGGTTTCGTTGCCAACCACGCAGCCGTTCGGCGAACTGTTCGGGATTCTCGTAATTTCCCAAAATATGGCATAAGCACTGGGGATGTGGTCTCACCGGCTCTTTCCCTTTCGGGTAGAATCCCGGCTCGCCGTGGCTTAAATCCGCAGCCATATCATCACATACATCAGGAATTGGCATCACTCGCGCTGCACTTAATCGCCAGTATATCCCTCGATACCCCGGGCTATGCTGATTCGCCGCTATCATACCCTCATGGAACGCATTGTTCATCTCAGTTCGAGCTAACCTCATCGCCTGATAGCTGACGTCCGTGCCTACTCCTAATCGTCTGCGTGTCTCTAATTTATGCGCTTTCCACACTCCCGGCTGCAGATACTGCTGTACTTGTCTGGCCGTCTTTCTCGAATCTTGTCCACGTACCACTGCATCTTCTACGATGCGCCGTATGTTGTTCCTTGCGTTTTCGCTTGTACGCCACACCCTGTCAGATATCTTCAAACCGTCCCGTCGTGTCCTTGCCAACATCGCTAATGTCGCTCTCTCGTTGATTCCGGCGAACAATCTTTTGACTGCCGGTTCAGGGAAAGCGTCTCCCAGCATATGTTGTGTTACTTGCTGGACACCCTTGCTTCCCGCTCCGCTCGCCATCCAGATGCCTTGATGCGTGGCAGCCAGCACATCCTTGCTCATCTGTGCCGCTCTGTCGTCCAAGTTTTTCTGAAGTGCTGTTAAATGCGCATGACGCAACGTTCCCGGCGTTAACTTAGTAATATCATCACGTATTCCTTCTGCCGCCCGACGATATACATCCCGCACTTGGCGTAATGTTGCTGCGTGACCTTGCTCAAATTCACGTCTAGCACGCAACAAGTATTGAGCGTATTCTTCGCTCCCTGAGAGCCTTCCAACCGTGCTCATTCATCACCCTCCGGCCAGCCCTCGCCATCTTCTAGCCTTTTTCTCCAAAGAAGAGATTTTGCAATTTTCCCTCTTTCATCATCTCCTAAACTGTTCACGTATGGTAACATTGTTGGGATGTAGCCACGTAAAAATTCAGATGCGGAATCCAAAGAAATTAAATTCCCCTCTACTGCGGTGACAAGACCTTCCGCTAAAGTTTTTACACTTGCCACGATTTCACTATCCGCTTTTGGCGACAACTCCTCCCATGAGATATCCACGTCATAAGATTGCAGTCTTCGATTTTCAACTTTGCCCCACATCGCAAGAAACATGCCAGCCAGCTCACCGTAATATTCCTCAAACATGCCCCTCTTGCGGCGAATCTTCCTAGCAAGAGGAACCATCTGTTCGGAAACGCTGGCCTTGCTGCTCGAAACGGCTGTACCAAACGCAAATTCAGGGGTTTCGGAAACGTCAACCAAACAGCGGAAAATAAATTTCAACAACGTCGTTATCCCTGACAGTCCGCTGTCCGCCGTGATGAACGACACATTGTCGTTCTCCTGCATCAGAAATATTTCTTTGTCTGCGAATTTCAACTTCCCTGACTGAATCTCCGCTGCGTCAAAGTTGTCATTCAAGAATTTTTGGACATCTTTAAGCGCAAACTTAGTCTTTGGTCGGCTGAACAGCTTCGAGCCCTGTACAGCATTAAACATCGTATCATGATACGCTTTCATGAACGGTTCTATCGGCTCAATTTCGCTGCATCCGAAAAGCTGGTTTTCCTCAGCCTCATTCCTGAAATGTACCACCGGAATAAAGCCCCAGGGATTCGGCTCTGTTCCGTTCCTCTGTCGCAGCTCTGCCGGCGCTCGACTATCAGCTTCGATAATCCGTTCTCGCGGCGTCAACGTCTCGATTATGCTGTAATCACCAGTCTTCCTACCGGTGTTGTCAGTCACAACGACCGGATGACGAATAATCAGCGTTTGCCAAGCACCAGTCAATGGATCAATAATCGGCGTTACCCACTCCGGCGGGACAAGTGTCAAATCAAATATTTGTTTATTGTCAAATCTACCGGGAACACGCACAATTCGCGCAAACACATCTCCATCCCGGAGCGTGTTGCGGTTAATGCGCAGAATCTTGCCCGTCCACTTCTGCGCAGCTTGCTCTAACACCTGGTCGGCCTCTATGTCGGAATACGTAAACGCAGGAGCGCCCATAAACCCGGCTGTCGTATTAATAACCGGCTTGGCGAAAGCTGCTCCGAGCTTGTATTTATCGTTAACATTCCGATACAGCTCACGAGCTAATGTATAATCAACGCGACTGGAATCAAGCGTATAAGGCCTAGAGAATTGATAACCCCAGTTCCCGGCACGCCAATCACGTAATACTGAAGTTTCGCCAACTAGTCGTCGCCATGTTTTCTGTAATGCTTCAAGCATATAAGCTTGCCTCCTTGAATAGCAGTTTCGTTTCTTTCGACAGTGCGCCCGCGCCTATGCGCATCGGCCAGCACGCCAGCGCTAAACTCATCACGCAATCATCGTATCCACCCTGTGGAGCTTCTGGCCTGACGTTAGAGCCGTGTCGTATACGCTGAAAATAACGCAACTCATCTCGTAAAATCGTATTCCCTGCCGGCAAGAGTATTCTTTTCTGTTCCGCTTGAACAATCAGATTAGAGATAAGCTCTTCCCTGCTGCGCTGTGTAAATACAAACGGATGACAGTTTCTAATTTGCTCGGCAACTGGATCCCCTACTCCTGTAGCATCCAAGTACACTGTCGCCAGATATTTTTGCTGTAACTCATTCACTTGAGCAACAATATCACCGTACAGCCTGCCCCGGTAGCGGTGCCAGTCTGTCAGCGTAAAAGGTGGCTGCGTAACATCCAAGACTGTTATCACCGTATAGTCTTGGTACTTTGCCAGATCTACGCCGATAGTGTATCTGCGGCCAGTTTCCGGCGTCGCCTTTGGTACGTAGTCGTCGAATATCTCCTGCAGCACTACCCACGGGAAGACGATCGTGTCGTCATCCACGAACTCTGCCAAGTACTCAACGCGAAATGCAAGCTCAGGAATCTCTTTGCGAATTTGCTCTATCTCGTTTTTGTCAAGCCGAGCATTATCATAAGCCGTAGCGTGAAAGCTGCGATAGTACCCGTTCTCATCACTTAAACCTTGCTTGTAAAGCTGGTAAACGTAGCCCTGACTGCCGTTCGGTGTGCTCTCAGCACGAATTTTGCCTTTGCGATCCAGCACCATCGCCCTGATAACGTCTGTATAAACCCTGTCCTTCACAAAAGCCGCTTCTGTGATTACTACGCCATCCGCGCCTTTGCCTCGCAGATATATGCCGTCCCTAGCCGTTGAACGCGCCATAATCCTACTGCCGTTTATTAGTTCAACTTCCGGAAATGGGCTAAGCTTGAATTTCTTCTCCGGTACCAGAAGCGAGAACGGCAGTTTCGGATTGCCCAAAAACTGCTCTATTTCGCTGAAATATATCTTTGCCTGATCAATTGACGGCGCTGTAACATACCATCGCTGCTGTTTTTTTGTCGCACATTCATGTAGCATATCAGTCAGCGTTGTCAAAGACTTACCGAAGCGCCGACCGGCAACTTTGGCAGACACTCTACCTCCTAAGCTAACTGCATCAGCTTGCTTGCCCGTAAGGTTAATCCCAAGAATTTTATCTGCGAAATAGATTTTGTCGTTTCTACAGCGTTTCAGGTTATCTTTGACTACCCGTTCACGTTCAGGCGTCAGCATCTGCATCATCTACATCGCCCCACATATCCCTAAACACATCTACCAGACGCGACTGTGGATCATCGCCCAAGAATTCGGCTTTCGTCCGCATGGCTTGGCGCATCTCGGCTTGGAGTTTTTCCCGTAGCTGGACTAAGGCAAGCGGCGGGTTTTTACGCTGCTCTATCAACTCACGCAACCAAGCCACTGTAGCTTGAGCAAGCTCATAGTTTTCGGCAGCCGTTTGCTCCAGCATCTCGATATCAGAAAGTTGTTTTTCGACAAAGCCATGAAAATGCTGCTGGCTTTTCTGATGTTGTTCCCGGGCCTCTGCTCTGATATCAAAGTGCTCGTTCATATGCTTATTAACCGAGTGATGACTTATCTTTTCACCACAGGTTTGCAGAAGCCGCAAACTTGCTGTCCGTGTGCTTAATCCTTCTGTTTTACACCATTTTTCTATCTCTACCCGGTGCGGTGAACTGCATACCCGGCACCGGGAGCTGTACCCAACCGGCATTGCAATCCGCCTCCCTTTGTCTGTCTGTCTTTTCTGTCTGTCTTTTCTGTCTGTCTTGACTTCGCCATCTCAACACAAAAGCCGCCCCTTTGGACGGCCTTTCGACACTTCTGGCATCATACAAAATATTATCATAGAGCCGTCAAAATGCAAGCCCAAAACGCTTAAAATAACCGTCACAATTGCGAAAATTGTGACACCCGAGAAAGCCCGTCATTTCACGGTTTCTAAGGATTTTTTAATCGTCAAAAAACCGTCAATTTCGTGATTAAAATAATGCTGAAATTCCTTCATTTCGCTCTTTGAAACCTGCTGTACATGCTGTGTGATAATAGCCCGGATTTCAGTCATACGTCGCCCTACGGTTTCTTCGCTGATATATAGCTTCCGTCCGATTTGTTTATAACTCATCCCTGCTCTATATTTCATGCGGTAGATTTTGCGCTGCTCCGGGTGTAGAGATTTTATGCTTCGTTCCACTGCATCAAGCACAGCAGATATGGCAGCTCGCTTGACTGCAACTCTCTCGACTGAGCTGTTTTTGCTCTTCACGTTTTGGCCAAGTATTACTAACGATGTTGAATTTTGCGTTTCAATATCATCTATCTGAGCACGCAGTGCCGGCAGGTTGTAGAGTATCCAGTCTATATACTGTGTCACTGTCAACACTCCTCTTCCGAGCTTGTTTTCGAGCTTGTTTTCGAGCCTGTTTTGGTTCAGCTTTAGTAAAATACTTAGCAAATATAAACTCTCGCTCGCATAAATCCATCGCATTCATCCGAGCTGCAGCTTTCGCACAATCCGTTTCATGCAACATTTTTGTCTTATAAAAATTGCAGCCCTCGCATTTTTTGTGTTTCAATGCGATACATTTCTTTGGCTTGTAAGCAAAACAGTCAGACATTATGAAGCAAAGCGTTGCGTCAATCAGTTCTGTGTTTCTCGCCATGATTCCATTCTCCTTTCATGTTCCTGTCTATATTGATCCTGTCGGGTCCGTATTAATTGTTTTTCAGCTTCAGGTAGGGTTTCAAACTCAAAGTTTTTTATTTCCCGCCTATAACGGGCCATTAAGCTTTTTAATTCGTCCCGTGCGACTGTCGTTGGGGTAACCTTCTTTGTTTCAAACATTTCCACGATTGAACGGTACTCATCTTCTGTAATGTAAGCATACCCATAGGCTTCATGCGCCGCTTCATACGTAGGATATATTTCACGAATTTCAGCTTGTCGGGCTTCTGCCGCTTTTATTTGTTCGTCGGCAGCTTTGTTCAATTTAGTCAGAAGCGGTTTGAACTTATCAAGTAAATAACGCCGCCATTCAATTTCAAACTGTTCAACTATCCAATCAGATTTGTTCATTTTTCCCCCTCCCTTCTATAAGAGTTAATCCTTGTATCGATTGTTTTGCGCAATCAACAGCGTCGCCTAGCTTTAATTCAGCAGCCCGTAATTCATAACAAGCAGCCTTAACTTGTTTATACCCGATCGCATTGTTAAATCGATCGTAAGCCTTTCTTAGTTCATCAGCCGCAATTTTAATTTCGTTTTTTGTTTGTTTCTCTCCCCACTTCTTCATTTGCGTTCACCTCCACATAACATCTAAAAAGGCTTCTTTTGCGCGTCTTATCATATATCTACCCTGGCAAGCGTATATGTAATAGCTATTGTCCTTCTCTTCTTCTGGCGTCGCCTCAATAATACAAGTTATTTTCGCTTCAAAATCTCGCAAGCACAGCATGAAATCATCAAGTGTTTTTTGAACCTCTATCACATCCTGTTTGTTCATAGCACATCCTCTCTTTCTAATAATTTATAACTTTCAATCTTTGCTTTAACAGCACTTAGTAATGAATCTTGTCCCGCATTCTTACTTTCTAATGCCATCATAATGATTTCATCTATCGTCCCGGCAGCGACAAGATGATGCACAATAACTGACTCTTTCTGCCCTTGTCTGTATAAACGTGCGTTTGCTTGTTGATAGAGTTCGAGGCTCCACGTAAGCCCAAACCAGATAATAATATTGCCTCCGGCCTGCAAATTAAGACCGTGACCGGCACTTGCGGGATGCGCTAGCAGTACCGGAATCTCTCCTAGATTCCAATCACTAATATCTTTAGCTGTGTTCAATAACCGAGAATTAAAGCCTTTTAACTTCAGCCAAGCGTTTATACGTGATGCATCATGTTTATACCAATAAAATACTAAAACCGGTCTTCCGTTTGCTTCTTCCAGTAAATCTTCAAGAGCTTCTAATTTCGTATCGTGTATACATACCCATTCAGCCTCTGTATATATTGCCCCCTGTGCAAACTGTTGCAGTTTGCCCGCCACAACTGCGGAATTGCTGGCTGTAATAACACTATCTCGTAACTTCAGTATTAAATCTCTTTCAAGCTGCGCATATTGTTTAAGCGCTTCAGCACTAAGCTGAACTTTAAGAACTCTATCAATACGTTCAGGCATCTCAAGCCAATCTTGCGCCCTCATGCTGATACATAAATCTTTAAGCTTATCGTATATTGCTTCTTCTGCATCCTTGCGAGGCAGCCATTCAAAAATCACATTTCCATTACGACGCCCAGGCTTAAAATACCTATCCCTGTATGCTCCCAGTGTAGACCCTAGCCTGAAGCCGCGATCAAGCAGATAGATCTGTGACCACAAGTCCACAAGCCCATTAGGCACGGGCGTGCCCGTTAACCCAACCACTCTAGTAATCAAGGGGCGTACTTTCCGTAGCGATCTGAATCTCTGAGCCTTAGGCGACTTAAAACTGGATAGCTCGTCAATTACAACCATATCAAAAAACCACCTCTTAACGGTTTGTACTAGCCACTGAACATTTTCACGATTGATAACATATATATCCGCATCTTGTCTCAGCGCATCGAGGCGCTTATTTGCATCACCTAAGATTTTAACCACACGTAGATGCTTAAGATGATCCCATTTTTGCACCTCTATCGGCCAAACAGCCTCGGCTACTCTAAGAGGCGCTATCACTAATACTCGGGCAACGCTGAAGTGATCAAACATCAACTCATTTATCGCAGTCAGTGTGATAACCGTCTTGCCAAGCCCCATATCTAAAAACAGTCCAGAGACCTCCTGCTCAACGATCCTCGATTTTGCGTATTCCTGATACTGATATGGAACGAACTTCATGACATCATCTCCATTACAAATTTCTCAATTTCATTAACGCTATCTACAATCCATACTAAGAAACCTAACTGCCGAAGTTGCTGTATCCGATATTCCTGTATTTTTGAAACTTTTTCTCCGGGCCGTTTACACTCCACAAAAGCCACTCGCCCACCAGGAAGCAGAATCAATCTATCAGGCATACCGTTTGTTCCACCTGGAACAAACTTTATAGCTAGCCCTCCCAGCCCCAATACCCGCTTCACTAAAGCCTTTTCAACTGTTTTTTCAGTCATGATTTAGTCCTCGTGGAACAAAAGAACAAAAGAAACATAAATTCTCTCGCGCGCAGACACGCATGTGGGCGCTCACCTGTATTTCCTTCTCCCCTATTATAAAAATATATCTATTGGATATATTTTGTTCCGTTTGTTCCAGAGCCTGAAAACATTGAAAAATCAAGCTTTTTAATGGAACAAAACCGGAACAAGAAAACAAGCGGAACAAAGTAGAGATTTCTTGTGGAACAAACGGAACAAGCGGAACAAAGTTTTTGAAAGATTTTAAAAGCTTAATTAGGCAAAACGGGAACAAAGGAACAAACGGAACAAGATTTTCAACACTTATAAGCTGGTTAGACCGAAAAGTAAAGCTTTCTATAGGCTTTTCACACTTATGCGAACGCTGCCTAACTTTGTCTAATTTTGTCGAATTAAACATTGTTATAAAAATACCTCTGCTTTCCGTATTCGTTTCTACGTTGAGCAGCTTGTGCTTTTTTCCAGCCTAAACGTCTCAGTATGTCAGACATCTCGTGGGCGTCTTGTTTTCGATAGTTCTCTATTCGTCCGTTAAAACACTCGACATATAATTCGACTCCTGATATTTTTGTCCTTGGTGCAATACCTTCAGCAGTGTCAAAGCTGTAGCCATTTAGCCACTCTAATTTTTCTTTAATTGTTCTGTCGTCCCAATTTGCTGGTAGTTTTCTAGCTAGGAAGTCTTCTGCTACACCCATCTTGCCGCCCAGCTCGGTGTATCTGTTCTGTTGATCCATTGCCGTTTGATTAATATCATTTTCTAGGTACAATTCTTCACCTGATGCTCTATACATGTCTGCCTCTGCCCACAGTTGGTCGATTACATCCGGTCTAAGATGTTTCCACATTCTCGATGCGTCTGTTACTTCTACAGGCCAGAAGCGCCTATTACCTGTCGCATCCTGCAAAAAATCGTCTCTGTTCGTTGTACCAGCAAAAATACACTGCCGTTGGAAAGTCTCTTGTCTTCTTCCATATGAAGGTCTATAGCTATCATCCTGCTTAGTTAGAAAAACTTTCACATGCTCCACTTCAGCGCGTTTCATGACTGATAACTCACCGACTTCGACCAGCCATTTGCCGACAAGTTGCTCCATCGACTCTTTGCTGTTATCGAATTGTGACATGCTGTCTGTGAACCAAGATGGATGCACAGCTAATCGGCTAATAAATTGACTCTTGCCTAATCCCTGAGATCCGACAAGTATTAACATGTTATCGAATTTGCACCCGGGATTTCTAATTCGAGCCGTACCTGCAACCATCCACTTTCTTGTTACTTCTCTCGTGTATGGCATATCTTCGGCCCCCAGATAATCAATCAGCAATGTATCAAGACGCCTTACCCCATCCCATTTTATCAAGTCGAGGTATTCTCTTATCGGATGATATTTGTTTTCGTGGATTACTAATTCGAGCGCATCCTGAATGTTCTCCCTGCCCTTCAAGCCATATACTCGTTCGAGGTAATGCCTTAATCCGGCATCATCTGTATCTATCCATTGTGTGGGCTCTTTTATTACCCGCCAAGGTGGAGAGTTTCTCAGCATAGCCCGCCGTGTAAATTCATCGTAGCCGGGACAAGTTTTAAGCGCAGGATCGTTCCTCAGAATCATAACAGCGTTGTGGATTGTAGGCCGCAGCTCTCCGCGTTCGTTGTAAGACAACTTAGCTTTCCAAGTGTTATCTGTTTCCCCTTCTTTTTCTCCTTGGGGTGCATTAAAATCGACTTGGGCGTCGTTTAGCTTTGACGAAGCTAATTCAATTCTGACTGCTTCATCCTGAACAGCCCAATCGAGCATCGCTTTATAAGATGGCAATCTGTTTACAGGCGTATCGAATTTTGAATCCTCGTCTAGTTGATTAAATTTGTGTATCCGGACTAGATCGAACGCATTACATAGCTGGCCGCCGGCTGGATCAGTGCCGTGATATGAATACGCGAATAAGTCGTCGTCATATACTACTAAACCGGCGGCTGTGGTTCCGTTTTTGAAGGTGTATCTGTTTGCCATATCACATGCAACATACACATCCGGCAAGTATTTTTCTATCGCCGAGGTGATTGAGTATGTGCGACAAAAAGCGCCGATCGCTCCCGGTTTCGTTCGGGGATCCCCTTGTTTTTCTGCGTGTTTTTCCCGAGTCCGCTTTGTCCTTGATGACTCCGGCCAGGTGCTTGTATCGCTCCAGTAAGGATGCGTTTGCAGTATTCTGTCTGGGTCTATCCAAGGACCGTCTAAGTATTTGAATACGTACTCGCCATCAATTGATGTGCTCGGCCAATACATCAAGCGTTCGGCCTCGAATGTTGAATCATCGAAAAAATCAATACCGATTTCTGCCGCTAAGAATCGGCTAATGGCTTTGTATTCATCAGGTTGAACCGGCCGTGAGAAAGGGGCGACCAGTCTTAACCTTGGCGTTTCCGGATTATGGCTGTGCGTTGAATACAGTGCAATTGCGTTACCAAATAACATTTCAACTGTATTCCATAAAGCCACTGGGGCAAAATCAGCATCAAGAGTTAACAAAGACCGCCACGCAACGCTTCCTGTTTTTCGCCGCCCACTTTTGAGCATACCACCGACGAACCCCCCGACATCTTTAACGTCTGCCTGGGCGTCTTTAGACATTTTCTTGTATTCTGTATACGTCTCTCTTGTTCTGGTAGTGAAGCAAAGCTTGTTTAGTAGTTCTGACCAGTGGAGTTCGAGATTTCTCCACTGTGTAGACTTGCGATTTTGACCTGTCGCTATCCATACTTGTCCATCATGCTTAATAATAATGCTCGATGCGTTTATCGCCATAACTCCTCCTGAAAGGTTTCATGTGCGCGCTGTAATGCGTATAGAACATGCTTAGCGTAATGAAGCTGTATGTGTCTGTCTTCGCTACCCTCTGGCGGCTCTTGTGCTATCAACTTTAACTGTGCGCTATAATCTTTGAGTGTTGTTTGTATCAGATCGGCAATCTTTTGAACTTCAAAGTTTATATCCATTTCGCGTATACCCCCTTTTTCATCCTTTTTGATAGAAGTCACATACAAAACCCTCCACACGAAGTGGTAGGCCGGCGGCCCAGGTCGGTGTTATACTCATGATCTCTTTCATGTTTTCTAATGCGTCTTGTGATTGTTCAGCTTCAATGACCACTTCATCATGTACATGGCTGACTATTGCGTAATCTTTTTCAGCGAGAGCTGTCATACTAACGGCTAGACAGTCGCGACTTATTGCTTGCACGATATTTTCAACCAATTTAGCGCCGTAGGTCTTTATCCTACCCCAAACTTTTTTCCCTTGCTCGACACCCTCATATGTTATTTCATCCCCTTCTATTCTAGGTTTCGAGTAAGCCAATCGGCGGCCACTTGGGAGACGTATGAAAAGAAAACCTGACTCATAACTAAACCTTAGACCTTGTATTTCTGTTGTACGGTTATCCTGTATTGTGTTTCGCACTTTATTTTCTACACCCCACCAAAATGCTTTTATTGCGGGGTTGCTGGCTCTCCAAGCACTTACAAGCTTTGGCAGCTCATCCTCTGACAGTCCCATCCGTAGCGCACCCATAGCGATTAAAGCTCCTACTGCGCCCCCATAGCCAAGCGCTAATTCCGCAATTTTGCCTTTTTGGCGTAATTCGTATTCCGGTAGCCCTTTTCGAATTCTTTCAATAGGTACATGAAACATTCTACTTGCCGAAGCCTCGTATATTTGGCCGTGTTCTCTGAAGACATCCATGCGCCAGCGTTCATCGGCTAACCACGATAGAACTCTCGCTTCTATCGCACTAAAATCAAGCACGTATAAAACCTTGTCTTTGTCGGGAATGAAAGCGGTACGTATCAGCTGTGAAAGTGTATCCTGAACATTACCATAAAGCATTTCTAAATCGTCGTGCCTGCTTTCGCGCAATAGCTGTCGCGCTAAGGCGAGGTCAGCTAGTTTGTTTTGCGCCAAGTTTTGAGTTTGTATCAGCTGTCCGGCCCAGCGTCCTGTCCTACTTGCTCCGTAGAAGCGATATAAGCCCCGTGCACGACTATCCGCATTGACTACTCGTTCGATTGCTTGATATTTGCTGACTGATGTTTTTCCGAGCTCCTGTCGGATTTTCAAAATGCGCTTAACTTTATAGTTATCTGTTGACTTTATAAGTTCTGGTATGGCCGCTTTGGTTAAATCCGTGACTATGCTATCTGTAGCCGAACTCAGCCACGCCTTTAGCTTCGGTAAGCTGTTGGGATTTTCAAGGTTGGTTAGCGCTATCGCCTCGGCTTCCAGTTTGGCTCTATGAGCTTCGCTGCACTGTATAGCCTCTGATACAAGTATGCGGTCGATCTTGACGCCTTTATCATTGATTCGCTGATCGAGAATCCACAGCTTCCATTCCTCGGCTAAAAGCGGAAAACGCTCAAGTCTAGTTCGCACCGTGCGTTCAACCTCAACGTCTTGTTTGCAATATTCCTTGAACGTTTCCCATTTTGCAGGGTCACGGTCAGACGTGTTTCTCTTGCCGCCATTACTTCTCGAAGGTTTGCAGAAATACTGAATTAAGCTCTTACCTATGTCTAGCTTTCGCTTATCTTCCGGTAAGCCCATAACATTAGTTACCGCCGCAAGTGTCCGCGGAAGGCTTAAAGACGCGGCTTGAACAGCTGTGCATCTCCACTGCTCCAGTGGCAACTTTAAATTAAAAAACGCTGATAGACAAACGCGCTCAAAGTTTGCATTATAGGCTATTTTTATGATCTGAGCGTCACATAATAAAGCCTTTAATTCATCAAGGGTTGGCGATGGGCCGGTTGTAATATCTATTAGACTGACAGGCTCATCGTCAACCGCATATGCTATCAACAATAGCGTAAATTCAGGATCTTCTACGTATCGATATACTCCATGCTTGATAAGATCTGTGCCTGAGTAAGTTTCTATATCGAGGGATAGCGTTCTCATAATTTCTTTATATCTCCTCTACAGATTGGGCATAGACCGCTTGCTTTTTTCCTGTTTTTTAGCTTCCGTTCGAGATTACGGTCGCCATCTTCCCAGATCCTTGCGATTTGATAGGTGATGCCAGCTTCTTCAATAACTTGTAAGAGTCTTGCGCCTCTGCCGTTACTATGAGCACAGAGGCGCTTATTTAAATTATCAGTAAAACCGATGTAGTGTCTGGCATGCTTGTAAGCGATGTCGAAATGTATCAGCTAAACCATTAACTTAAGAAATCATCAAAAATTTCGTATTCATCAAAGTCATCTTCCGCTTTGGATCGACCGTTAAACGCTGGCCCGTCTGCGAGTTTTTGCAGATTTTGCAGCCCGCAGCCTATGCCTTTGTTGCCGTTCGTATTAAATGCGAACAGGTTAACGCTTGCTCGTCCGTAGCAACCTGAGTAAAACTCCGTTTCATCCAAAATCTCATTTCGAGCGGCGTCAACGATGCCGGGCCTCTGTGTACTGTTAGCATTTAGGAACCAACAGTTTGCATACGCATCATCATCCGGTCGTTCGATGTCACCATCACGTAGAGGTAATTTTAATCCTCCCTTGATGATTTTCCCGTTTTTGTCAGCTAGTTTGTTTTTACCTGCCCCTATGGCTGCTTCTATAGCACTCTGGATTTTGTTAACGGTTACGGTATCGCTTTTCGGAATGAGTAGGCATACGCTATATTTAGGCTCCTGGCCGTCGTTTATAGCCTTAGGCTTCCATACGTTTGCGTAGCTGAATCTAACTTTCCCTGTTACTACTTTAGTTGTTTGTTCACTCATTGAATTAATCCTCGCTTTCATTTTTAAAATCTTCATTAGCTGTGTTTAGACTTTGGATTTCGGGTCGTTTGTCACTTTCCGGAACCAATACAGGTTTGCCAGGCGGCTTAATTATTAGGGCATCAAGCAGTACCGTAAATTTCTTTTTCCCGACGAGTTTTTCCATTTCAGTTATGCCCAGAAGCTCTCTCGGTTTGAATATACGAGTTTCCTCGTAGCCTTCGGTCGTGAGCTTCTGAGCCACTTTTTCTTGGTCTGCATACTTTCGGTTACTGCGCCCTTCGACAAGCTTATAACCAGGAAAACATGTTCCTTGTATAGCCCTTTCCAGTGCGTATTCTGAAACGTCCGCCACCCAATCTATAAGCTGATTCATGCGCGCTAGAATAGCTGCTATATCTAGCGTATCAAGTGCACAAGCCTGTACGAATTCATACTTAGCAAGCTCAAGGTTGTGATCTGCTCGGGCGCGGCATACCGCTTTACCTCGGCAGAATCGGCAGTGTTCTCCTGATACATAATCTCCGGCTCCATCCCATGCTAACTGCGCCCTGGGTTTTACGTAATCTTCGGCCCAATTAAGCAAAGATTCTGTCCAGGTTTCGTAAGTAGTTATGTTATCAAGTCTGGGCTGGATAACAGTCATCCGGATGACGGATACGTCATAAAGCATGTCAAATGCTCGAATAGCACCGAGAGCGTAAAGTTTTAGCTGTGGATTGTCCTTGGCTTGAACCGGCACGCCTTGGCCGTACTTTAAGTCTATAACCTCTAAAATACCGTCGGCTATTATTATAACGTCCCCTGTCCCAAAGCCCTCCGGAACCCACTCTGAAAAATTTAGCCTCTGTTCGACGAACATTTTAGCGTCCCGACTGCGACTTAGAGCTTCGTTGTATCTTTCCTTGATGATATCAATGTACATCTCAACAGCTTCCTGCATTTCTTGATTGTAGTACTCATTTTTTTTTTGCTTTTTGAAGCTTAATCTGATTATCTAATAGTAAAGCTTCTGCCAGCGCATGAGCTGCCGATCCTTCGTCTGCATAAGTACTCTGAGTCTCTTGAAATCGTTCTTCATATCGGGCGCTTGGGGTGCAAGTCAACCATCGTTTTGATGTCGAGGCTCCTAATAAAGCGTGTATCATTTTATTGTCTGTGCCTCCTCTAGGAGCATCGGATACTTGTCAGCGGGAATGTCTGTTAACTTAGAGGCTCCGTGTTTAGCTAAGAGTGTCCTAACCTGTTCCTGCTTACCCGCTTTTGTTAGCTGAGCCAGTTTTTCGCGCACTTCCTCAATAGTGACTATCGTTATGGGTGATGCGGGTGCTATTGTTGTTAGTAGCTCAGGACTAACTTTAATTGCTTTTTGAGTCTTAGCTTCTGTATACGTGGTTTTAAGCTGGGTCTCTTCTGACTTGAAAGCTTCTAGTAAAGCCAGCAAAGTTCCGCTAACTATTGAGTTAGTTGCTTCCGTTGGGTTTAATTCTATTAAAAGTTTCATGTGATCTCATCCTCTCTTTGATATTGAATTTTTTAGTGTTTGGTTTATAATGTAATTGTGTTTAGTTGCCGCTCCCAAGCGGCTTTTCTTTTTGTTCCGCTAATACTTTGTTTATGTTTACCACTATTGCGTATAACGTTGTAAAGTCCATTTCTAACTGTGCACATCGGTTTTCCAGCGTGCCAATACGCTTATAAAGCCTTGCTGTTACATCATAATCACGCTCCGCCTGATACTGCACTTGCTTCAAATTCATGGTCATTCCCTCCCTTCTCAAAAATTTCGATACTCATGTTCCGCCTCTGCTTCGGTGTGTTCATCCATAGCCTCACGCATGGCGGCTAACAGTCGCTCTATGTGCCGTTCAGACATTTTAATGTTTCTTGCCGCTCCTATCATATATCCCAGCGCCGCTTCATTTGTCATTAATCCTCTCTCCTTTCTGTGAACCCTCCAGCTAGATACGTACATATACCGCAAATTACCATAAACCCGAACATCTGCATCACGCCCTGCTCAAATGAGATTCTGTATGTTTCCATTGCCCCCACGCCGCCTAACACTAAGAAGAATGATGCAAAGGCTATTACGCCGAAGATGCTCTTTCGCCACTTTTTCATGATAAGTCCCTCCTTTCTACGCAACTTTACACCGGGTAAGTTCGGTTTGTTGAATCATGTCGAATTCACTATGAGCTTTCACCGTTCCAGTAACGGTTTTAACCGCTTCAGGTTCTTTAATCCACTTTGAAGTTTTCCAAACAAAAACATTCCCGGATTCATCGGTCATTTTGTAAAGACAGGTAGTGCCAAAATCTGTTTGCCAAGAAGTCACAAGTTTAAAGTTATTTACATTAAAAGTGAACTTTTGTCCGACATCCCCAACATGGCGGGAAAGCTTTTTCTGTTCTTTCCCTTCTTTCGCTTTGGCGGTTTTACGCTTCCATGTAGCAAAAAGAGAAGCCATAATTCCAAGATGCTTGAAAGTCACATATTCTAAATCACACACTGTTTTCAAGTTATGAATGTAGTTGTTCGAAGTATCTTGTTCAGCTAACCAAACAAGGGCGGCGTTAGTGTCAGAAATGGCTTCAGGGGAATTCTGATTGAAATTCACTCGTTCCATTTCTGCCTTGCACTCTTTACGTGATTCAGGAAGCATCCACTCATTATGAGCAACGCTGTAATAATCAAACGCCCTATCAGCCGTGGGATAGTTGGAACGACCTCCTTCTTCGTCTGCCGATCTTTTCACGAATCCGAAATGACGGATAGTTTCAGCGAAAAAATGAAGCATTTCAATTTTGTCGTAATACTTACTAAAACCGCCGCTACCGTCAACAGTTTCACCCTGAACCAGTTCTTCAAAGTAGCTGTAATAACTTGCGATTGCGGAGGCAGACAACCCACCCGTAAAGTCAGCCAAACAAGATTTTCCGACCTGCTTGAACTCGCCTGTTGCCTCGTTCATTACAATATAGGTGTCCCGGCGCATCCTGCTTGTTGCGCAATGCTCACATACGGAATCGCCTGTATAGAACCTTTCAGGGACTTCAACACTGTAATCAGCACGGTTGATAATGTTTCCTTTTTCGGTGTGTTCAACAGAGGCAATAAACCGCCAACCATTCAGACGGGCAATTCCTTCAACCTCCACGATGACAAAACGCAAAGTTTCCTTTTTGCCACACTCATTCTTAACTTCTCTGAATTCTTCGCCAATTTTAGTGAAAGAGAACGAACAGCCAAATTTAGAGCACTTATTGGAAATACGGTTCAGCTTCTTTTCTAATCGTTCCATATTGCCTTCAAAAATGCTGTACTTTTCCATTAAGCCCACCAATCCTTTCTTGAAAGTCTCTAATCACCAGATTGCCGATTATCTCAACAAGCGGTTGATAGTACGCATCCTCACTTACTTCCTGTATGCCGATGATTCTTTCTTCGAGTAGCAGCCCTGTTCGCTTGTCCGTGGTAGTCCTGATAATTGCCGTTTGCATGAGTAGCCTCCTCCTTAGCGTCAAAGGTAAATTCTGTTTACCGGAGCAAGCGAAAAATCGTGCTCTTGATCCGTATAAAAGAAATCTCTAGGATTATCAGCAGAGAATTCCCGTTTCACTTGGCTGACATATTGCTTAATCGTCTTGATGCTCGATGCATGACCGTAGCTATGGAGATAGTCCCCGATGTTTGAACGGGGAACCCGTTTATCGCTGGTGTAGTATAAGGTATAGCGCTTCATTGGATTGTCTCCTCCTTAGCGTTAAAGGTAAACTCTTTGAATCGAACTACAGAGAAATCTTTCTATTTGTGGTAAGTTAGGAGGTAAAAAAAATACTTTTTATGTCATTGCCAGTTAGGTTAAAGTGCTCAGCAATAATACTGATTTCACGTTGGCTGAATTGCCGCTTCCCGTTTTCTTTTTGGCAATAAGGGGCTTCTGTCTTTAATCCTAACAAAACACTCATGTCCCTTTGCTTCATACCACTGCCCACCCTTAACGCCTTTAGTTTTAAATTCGGTCTCATTTTGTCCGACTCCTTCCTTACCATTATCGGTAAGTTTATTATATGTCGTTACTGGTAAGTTGTCAACAAGTATTTTAAAATTATTTTCTTTGTTGGTAAGTATATTTCTTTTATTGGAAAGTTGGATTATAATTATTGTCGTTAGAGGTGATTTTATAATGCAAAAATTTGCAGCACGTTTTAAACAACTCCGGAATGAAAAAGGAATGACGCAAGAAGAATTGCGTAAAGATTTTAACGCTCGTTTCTTCAGGAATTATACTGCCGCTGCTATTTCTAGATATGAAAACGGTAAAAGAGTCCCTGAAATTGATGCTCTCGGTAATTTTGCTGAATACTTTGGAGTTTGCACCTCATTCCTTCTTGGTGAAACAGATGTTAGAAAACCAGAAAATAGTCCTCCTAACATCCGCGATGAATACTCACGTATGCACAAAATCACCAAACGAGACTTAAACCAATACGACGACTTCACAAAACAAGCTAACGCATTCTTTATGAACGATGAAGTAGCAGATGCAGACAAAGAAAAGTTATTCCGGGATATGACAGAGCTGTTCTGGAAATCTAAAGAGATTAATAAACAAAAGTATGGCAGGAAGAAAAAAGTCAAGTCTCATACCGAATAACGGAGGTGTGTATGACAAAAAATATTCATGCCCGTGTCAAACACCTCGTCAGAAAATATGAGACGAGATGTCCCTTAAGAATGTCGAAATATCTCAATATCAATGTTGTACATAAGGAATACCAGCTTCATACAAAAGGATATTACATAAAGATTCTGCGTAACAAGTTCATAGTAGTAAATTCAATCCTTGATGAATACAGTCAAATGATTGTCCTCGCTCATGAACTCGGACACGCCGTGTTGCACTCATCGGAGCCAATATGCTTTATTAGGGAGTATACTTTGTTCCCGACAGGACGGTATGAAATTGAAGCCAATAAGTTTGCTGCGGAGCTGCTCCTTGATGACCATGACGTGAAAGAGATGAGATACGAATCAAACAGCTATATCGCGAGTGTGTTGGGGATAAACGAGGAATTGGTGGAGTATAAGCTTAAGGGATGATATTAACGATCACGTGAAAGTGGATTGAAGAATAAATGCAGAAAAAATCAAGAATAAGCAGGAATTTTGAAGAATGTGAAGAATACATAAGATAAGGGTGCTTATAGCGAAAGGGGATTGCATATGGACATTGATGTTAGGAATACCGTAGTTGTTTTCGATCAATTAAATAAAAACGATCTCAAGTTTGATAAATTGAGGTCTTTAATCGATGGCGAAATACCCGAGTCAACATTTTTGCCTGACCCTTTATCACCTACTGTTATAAATTATAAAAGAGCAAAGCTTACAATTTCTTTTGTGCCAACATTTATTCCTACAACGGCTCTCTCTATGGATACTAAGCTACAAATGCAAGTAAACGTAACAGCGCCTGAGAACACAACAGCAGCACGCAAATTCCCTAATATTATCAAGCAAATATTAGAATCTCTCCCTGAACATCAATCTATAATAGCATTTGGTTTTAATTTTAATTGCACGATAAAGAATTCGCCCCAAAAAGTCCATACGATTATGAGTTTACCTGCTTATCTGCCTGAAAATTCAGAATTCAAGTTTGTTCCTGAAACTTTTATTAAACTGTCTTTTGACAAAAACGAGACAAAATATTATCTTGATATTCAGGATAACCAAGACAATGTTTTAATTCATGTCAATGTTCATCATGAAATCGTCATGCATCTTAATGAACTTGTTAATCAAGTTTCTAATCATTATAGTTCAGCATTAGATAATTCCAAACAATTGATAAGTGAGGTAACTAAAACATGAGTGCTAGTGCTACGAAAACCAATGTTACCCATTTCCCAAAGACTAGA